GTCAGGCGGTAGATTTATCTGCAGTTATGGCTAAAACGGCCGAAGAAAAGGCAACACAACTGCCTGTACCTTCTGGATACCGTATTTTGTGTGCCATTCCGGAATCGGAAGAAGCATTTGACAGCGGCATTATTAAAGCGGACGAAACTCGCCGACATGATGAGCTTTTAACAACGGTTCTATTTGTAGTTGACTTAGGACCAGATTGTTATGCGGACAAAGAGCGTTTTCCTAACGGTCCATGGTGCAAGAAAGGTGACTTTATTTTAGTTCGCCCTAATGCCGGTACCCGTTTAGTGATTCACGACCGTGAATTTAGGATTATTAACGATGACTCTGTGGAAGCTGTAGTACAAGATCCACGTGGAATTAAGCGTAAATTTATATAAGGAGCCCACAAAATGGCTGAATATGAAAGTGAAGAATTTAAGTTTCCAGATGAAATAGAAGCTGAATCTAAGGGTAAACCAGAAGCTGATATTAAGTTGGATGCTGAAGAAGGTAAGTTAGAAATTGAGATCGAAGACGATACTCCTGCGGAAGACAAAGGGCGTGAGCCGCTTCCAAAAGAAGTAGTCAAGAAGCTTGAAGTAGAGGTTGACGAGCTCGATCAGTACAGCGAGGACGCTAAACAAAAATTAAAACAGATGAAAAAAATCTGGAATGACGAGCGTCGTGCTAAAGAAAGCGCCGAAAGAGAGCGAGTTGCTGCACTAGAAGCAGCGCAAAAGCTCTTTGAAGAGAATAAACGCATTAAAAAAATGCTTGAGTCTGGCGAAAAAGAATATAAGGAAGCGGTAAAAGAGACGGCAAAAGCTCAAGTAAAAGCAGCAAAACAAGCCTATAAAGAAGCATATGAGGCAGGTGATGCTGAGAAATTAATGGAAGCGCAAGGTGAATTAGTTAAAGCACAACTAGAACTTGACAAAGCTAAGAAATTTAAACTACCCCCTTTACAAGCACAGGAAAATCCTGTACAAATACAACAACAGTACCAAGCTGCGCCACAACCAGACCAAAAAGTTATGGCTTGGCAAGCTAGAAATCCTTGGTTCGGGCAGGACGAGGAGATGACTGCAGCGGCATTAGGCTTACACGAAAAGCTTAAACGTCAAGGAGTTATCATTGGTTCTGATGAGTATTACAACGCACTTGACAAAACAATGCGTAAACGGTTCGCAGAAAATTTCGATGACATTGTCGAGGAAGAAGAACCTAAAGCAGCACGACCAGCTGACAAGCAGGCAGGTAAACCGTCCACTGTAGTAGCACCGGCAACCAGAAGCACAGCTTCTAAAAAGGTCAAGCTCAAAACCTCGCAAGTTGCGATAGCAAAGAAACTTGGTCTTACCCCGGAGCAGTACGTCAGTGAACTTTTAAAATTGGAGGCCTAAAATGGCTAGTAATAAATTAGAGCGTGAGTTGCAAACCCGTGAATTAAGTGAGCGTCCTAAACAGTGGCGCCCGCCAGAACTTCTCCCTGAGCCAGACAAGCAGGCTGGATTTGCGTATCGCTGGATTCGTGTTTCAATGTTAAACCAAGCTGATCCCCGTAATACTTCTGCTAAATTGCGTGAAGGATGGGAACCAGTAACCATTGAAGAACAACCTAAATTTAAACTGTTAGCTGACCCAGATAGTCGTTTTAAAGACAACATCGAAATCGGCGGGTTATTACTTTGCAAGATTCCAGAAGAGTTTGTTGAGCAACGTATGGCTTATGAGGCCAGCCAAACTCAAGCTCAATCGGAAGCTGTAGATAATAATTTAATGCGCCAAAGTGACTCTAGAATGCCAATCTTTATGGAGCGGAAGTCAACAGTTAGCTTTGGAAATGGTAATCAATAATTAGGAGATTTAAATGGCTTATCCTACAGTATCGGCCCCTTACGGCCTAAAGCCAGTTAACCTCATTGGCGGTCGTGTATTTGCTGGGTCTACCCGCATGTTCCCCATCGTTAATGGTTATGGCACAAGCCTGTTCAACGGTGACGTTGTTCAGCTTGGTACCAGTGCAAACATTGGTACATTAGTCGCCTCTACTCTTGCTTACAACGCTTCTAGCGCTGTTGCAGGTACTATTGGTGTGTTTGTTGGTTGCGAGTACTCAACTACTGGCGGCCCAATCTACGGTAAAAACCGTTATCAATTCTGGCAGGCTTCAACAACTGCTCCAGATGCGACTGGTTATGTTGTAGATGATCCTCAAGCTGTTTTCCAAGCAGCGGTTGTTGTTAACCCAGCTGGTACTGGTGGTTCTACTACTATTGCCTACGTTAACCCAGCTTTCATCGGTTCTAATGCTTATTACATTGGTGCTGCTGCTGGTAACACTGGTTCTACAACTACTGGTGATTCTTTAGCTGGCGTTGCAGTATCTGCATCTGCTACTGTAAGTACACCTATTACAACCTCAGCTCCATTCCGTATCGTTGGTGTTGTTGGCGCATCTGCTGTGACTGTTTCTGCTTCTGCCACAAGCTCAAGCACAACAATTACATTGGCTGCTTCAAACAGCGCTATCGTTCCCGGCATGGCAGTAAACGGCCCCGGCATTAACCAAGGTTCTAACACTTATGTAACAGCTGTGTCTGGTACTACTGTAACGATTAACAACGCAGTTGCTACTGCGCAATCGACTGCAGCTCAGTTCTCATTCACTGGCTACCCAGAAGTATTAGTGGCTTGGAATGCTGGATATCACAGCTATAACAACGCTACTGGCGTTTAATTAAAGGAGTAATTTAAATGGCTATTTCTCGTGCCCAACTACTAAAAGAGTTGCTCCCCGGCTTGAACGCTTTGTTTGGCTTGGAGTATGCTCGCTACGGTGAAGAACATAAAGAGATCTATGAAACAGAGACCTCTGAGCGTTCTTTTGAAGAAGAAACAAAACTGTCAGGCTTTAGCGCTGCACCAGTCAAAAACGAAGGCCAAGCCATCGCTTACGACAATGCGCAAGAAGCATGGACAGCTCGTTACAACCACGAAACTATCGCCCTTGGCTTTAGCTTGACTGAAGAGGCAATTGAGGACAACCTCTATGATTCTCTCTCAGCACGTTATACCAAAGGTCTAGCTCGTGCTATGGCTTATACCAAACAGGTTAAGGCTGCTGCAGTATTGAACAACGGTTTTAATGGTCAAGTTACTTATGGTGACGGCCAGCCTTTGTTCTCTACAGCTCATCCATTGATCTCTGGTGGTACTAACGCCAACACTCCATCTACCCCTGCTGATTTGAACGAAACTGCATTGGAAAACGCTGTTATTCAGATCGCTGCATGGACAGATGAGCGTGGTCTCTTGATCGCTGCACGTCCTAAGAAGTTAGTTGTTCCACCTGCACTCCAGTTCGTTGCTACTCGTTTGCTCGAGACAGAACTCCGTGTTGGTACAAACAACAACGACATCAATGCAATTAAGAACAACGGTTCGATCCCAGAAGGTTACACAATTAACCACTTCTTGACCGCAACCAATGCATGGTTCTTGACCACTGATGTGCCTAACGGTTTGAAACACTTTGTTCGTATCCCATTGCAAAACAGCATGGACGGTGACTTTGACACCGGTAACGTACGTTACAAGTCTCGTGAGCGTTACAGCTTCGGCGTTTCTGATCCTTTGGGAATCTACGGTTCTTACTAATCTAGTAAGTTCTACTAAGACCCCGCTCAAAAGGCGGGGTTTTTCTTTTTATGCTAGGCTTTTTTGCCGTAGCACTTTGTTAAAATGAGATTTTTTATTTTGGTGGGGATTTTGTCGTAATTCCGATCAAAATCGGTAGGCATTTTAGTCCATACATCTGCCAAGTAAAATGGCGCTTTTCCCTTGGGGTACCATAACCGAGTATGCTGCAAGGTCAAATACATATAGGCGTAGGCATTGGCTTTTTGGATATACTCTTTTGTATTGATTGGTAGATAAAATTCGTCAATTTTCTTAGCAGAGCGGATTTCACAGTCAAGCTCAAGGTACATTACTGCTCTAGTTACTGCAGAAATTTGTCTTGGTTTTAACTCAATTTTATGGGCAAGCCAGTCCCACAGTAATGTTAGAGGATCTTCTTTGGCCCCATCTACGAGGATTTTCTTTTGCCATATGGAAGCGTTTTCGGTGTATTGGTCTCGATGACAAGACTCATGAACTAAAATGGGTAACCATTCGTTAAAGTCTTTATAACAAGCGACTACCAGTTCTGGTTTTTCACTACAAAAATACCCATTACAGCGAGTGCCGTCCATCATGACATGTTTTTTAGATAATAGTTTTACGGGGATATCGTGACTATTACTCACCATAATTTCATAGTCCACCCATTTTCGGATGTCTTTAGGTAAATCTTTGAGGTTAATTTCGATCGTGTTCATTTGCTTGCCAACATGTATAAACCTACGTTAGAAAAAGAATAACCAAAATAGACTACCGCCATCCAAACATTTCCTCGGTATAGTTGTTCACAGGCGATGTAGGCGTAAATAAGCCCAGTAACAATAATCAGCCAAGCACTCATATTTTTCTCCTCTTTTGGGCATTTTACCTAAAAATATAGTTGCACAAACCAAAAAATGTTGTAGAATTACCGTATCTGGGTGATTAACTATGTCGCCACTGCCCCAGCAGACGATGCAACGATTGACATAGTAACTTTTGCATAAGGAGCCGAACATGGCACGTAGTACATTCTCTGGCCCGATTCTTTCGGGTGCTAATCGTTTTGGACCAGTTCGTGATGTTGGTTACACCGACCTCGTTCAATCCGCTTTATTAGATTTTTCTGTAACATCTGCTGGTGCTAACTTTGGTGGCGGCTCTGGTGTGTTTGTTGCTTCAAATAACATCCCTAACAGTGCTGCTACTATTTACACTCCACAAGCTGGCGTATTTAGCAATACTGGCCCAACAGCAGCTGCAGCTCCAACAGCCGATGCAACTAACCTTGTTTATCGTGGCTGCGTATTTTATCTACCATATAGCTGCAACATCACTGACGTTATCCTTGATATTGGTACAGTTCCAAAAGACTCTGCTGGTACTCCAGTAGCAGTTTCTGCTATCCAGCCATATGTTTCTAATAAGTTTGCAACTTCTTCTGGTGTTTACGCTACTTTTGCTAACATCTCTAGCCCAGCTGCTCAACGTTATACAGCAACATTTGTTGGCTCACAGTTAACTAACTCCAATGCAACATTACAAGACTTCCAAAACCTTCAGCCCGGTCAAGAGCCAGCATGGTTTAGCCAAGTTGTTGTTACATTAGCGATGACTACAACCGCTGCTGGTTTGTCTTCGGGTCAAGTAGAAGTAACAATCCGTTACAACCAAAATGACATGAACATTGGTAATGCGACAACTTACCCATACGGTAATTTTGACTAATTAATCCTCTTACGGGGACTTCGGTCCCCATTTCTGAAAATTTAAGGAGATTAATATGGCAATTAGTTACGGGGCTCAAAGCCCAAGCGGTATTCCTAACACTAACAATTCAGTTCAATCTATTACTAGAGCTGGGCAATATGAGCCATTTGAACTTCAATTGGCTCGTGGTCAAATTGCTGGTCATACACCAGTTTACATTTTTGGGTACAGTAATACAGTTGGTAATACTGCATTAGGACCATTATGGGAAGGTTTAACCCCATCTGGTGGGACATATGTTTATCCAAGTTCTGCTGCTCAATTTACAATTGTTAGCACGTCTTCATCGGATACTTCTGCACTTAGTGTGCAAATTAATGGTCTAGATGCAAACTATAACCAGATTTCAGAAGTAATTGCTCTGAATGGAACATCGAATGTAACATCTGTTAATTCTTATCTAAGAATTAATAGTGCAGTTGTAACAAACGGAACAAATGTAGGGTCTATTAGTTTTAAACAAGGTTCTACATTATACGCACAGATTAATGCTGGTGTTGGTCAAACTGAAATGTCTATTTATACAGTACCAGCTGGATATACCTTTTATTTATTACGTGCTCAAGCCTATGCAAATATTGGTTTTACTTCTAGTACATACTTAACTTATACAGAATACAACAAACCAAACTCTGGTCCATATACAGGACAGGTGACGCTAGATGCTCAATCTACTTTTGTTCAAAATTTAGTAATTGATTATCAAGATATGCCATTTCCGCACCAAGAAAAAATGGATTTGCAGTTTGAATTTAAAGCAAGCACTGGAACCAATACAATTGCTAGTGTTTATGTATTAGGCTATTTAATTGCTAATAATGCGGTGTAAAAATGGCAACCAAGAAAAAAGGCGTCTCTCTTGCGGTTGGTCGTGGTGAAAAGCTGCCTGTATCTAAGGGCGCTGGGCTTACCGCCAAAGGTCGTGCTAAATATAATGCAGCTACTGGCTCGCATTTAAAAGCTCCACAACCTGAAGGCGGTGCTCGTAAAAAATCATTTTGTGCACGGATGTCTGGTATGCCCGGTCCTATGAAGGACGAAAAAGGTCGTCCGACACGCAAGGCTGCCAGTTTAGCAAGATGGAAGTGCAAATGAGCGACATTGATCCAATCTCAACCGCTAGAGAGTTAGCTACCCATGCGAACGATATTGAACACTTGCAACAAGATATGGACAAACTTGTACGAGA